GTGCTACACGTGGAGGTGGGGCCACTGGTTGTCTGACCTGTGGTGGGGTCTGTACAGGCGTATCTACCTGTCCCGGATTCAGCATTTCAAAACTTTCAGCAACCTCATCAAATGCCTCAGGGATTGCACCATAACCAGCACGGGCATAGATCTTACGCAGTTCATTATAGTGCTTGGCAGCAAGCTCGGCACGCATCTTCAGATTCTGTTGAATCGCCTGGGTCGTCATGCCTGGTCTGATGGTAGCGTTCTCCCATGCCTGACGTTCACCTGCATTCAGTGTAGTACCAAACATGCTATGACGTTGAACTAGAGAAGCCTGGTTCTCGTAGTTCTTCCACCAGTTCGCTGCAGCATCCGAGTCTTTGCTTGACCATGGATTCCAGGTGCCTGAGAGCTTATCAACATAGCCGCCCACACCACCATACTTAGGATCAAAGGTGGTATAGGAATCACCCAAACCAGAGGCACTAGACTGCGCCTCTGTCATTGTTTTGATGATGGTATTCGGTACAGGTTTAGCTGCTTTACCACCACCAGCTGCCCTAGCCCTAATCTCTGCGGCGTTCACTCGACTGGCGTTCTCGATTTCAGCAACCTTGAGCTTGGTGATATTGCGTTGCTTTTCAATCTCGCCCTTAAGGTTACGGTCTTCCCCAGCAGCAGCGTACTTGAGATCAAGTTCGTTAAGCTTGTTACGGCCCTGCTCATACAACAGATCAAGTTTGCCTTGCCGCGCCTCTTCTGCTTCAATGTGCTTGAACTTCCGATTATCTTCTCTGATCGGATCCTGGATAAGCTGATCCTCGAGATACTTAGCGGCAATAGCTTTGCTAAGGGGATTCTTCATGCCCTGCGAAGCCCAGTCGATCTGCTGATCCCGTGTGGGGACAGTAGTCTGTGTAAGGGGCTCCCCTGTCTCAGTGGGGCCAGGCAGTTCCCTGGTGCGCTCTTGAGGGCGTGTTCCCATCCATTCGTTATGTCCAGTCTGTATATCGCTCTCGAGCTGGGTCTGATCCTTCTGGGCACCACGCTCCGTAACACCAGCCAAAACGTTGTTAACAAGGGGGCCTAACTGTTGTGTCCAATGAGGGGCAACATAATGCCCGGACACCATTTGTCCTTTAGCCATCTCTTCCTGGAGTGCTTGTTGTCGGAGCGCTGCTGCTTGAGCAAGCGCCCGCTTATTTTTGTCTGCTCTTGATTCGTAGTCAGTGATAGGCATGTTAGCCTCCCATCTTTAGACCGCTGCCGCCTGTGACGGTACCACCTCCACCACCGCCGAGGTAACTACCGAGCGCACCTCCGACTGCAGTACCAACAGGTCCAAAGAACGAGCCTGCAACTGAACCAGCAAGCTTCATTAGTCCTGCGGTCTGCCCTGCACTAGCCGCATTCTTGGCGTTAGTTGCTGCTACCTGGGCCTGGTATTCCTTGTCTGTGGCACCATAGATATCAGCTGCAGTACCTCTACCAGCTTGATTATAATTCTCAAAGCTTGGATTTTGGCCACTGACACCACTCATGAACTGTTGAAGTTCTTGCAATGGCATCTGGCGCTGCATCAGCGCTTCGTTCATCTGCCTGGTTCGATCATCGGCAGAGGCACCTCTCAAAATGCCTTGTTCACCAAACTGTGAACCACGAAGTGCATTGGCATACTCAGATGCCTGTTGTTGCTCGTCAAACTGCCTTGAACGTACATCTTTGCCAAACTGGGCTGATTTGTATGCCTCATCAGCTCCTTGCTTACGGACATCCATACCTCGGTTAAAGATGTTGCCGTATTCAGTAGCAGCCCCGAGAAGGGCTTGCTGTTCTGCATCATTACGGCGTTGATCCTGTAAACCAAGCTGTGTATTGAAACCCTCATCACCTTCATTGAAGCCCTGAGCCTTTAGTCGAGCAATCTCAGCTTCTCGGCCATGTTGAAGACTAGGATCAAGCCTAGACATCATCGCCTTCTGAACTTCTTGGACAGCTCCAAAGCCCGAGTCCGGCATAGCGCCAAGTTTGCTATAATCTAGGCTACCATATCCACCAAGGCCCTGGCCCGGAACCTGACCCCACTGCTGTAAACCAGAAGTATCGTAGCCTTTAACATCAGTCATCCCCTGCAAACTAAAGGGATTTGCTACTGAGTCCTGGACTCGACCAAGCATGCCCATACCGACATCGCCAAGAGCAGCTTTCCGGTATATATCTTGATCATAAAGATATTGTTGTTCTGGAGACATCGTCTCCACCTGGCTCCATTGGCCAGTTTCAGGATCCTGTGACCACTCGAGTGAACCAGTAGTAGTGTACTGGTTCGATCGGTTCGCTAGAGTCTGCTGATCTAGCGTTTCCTTATCGAGTTTGCCTTGCTCTACAGCAAGCGCCTTGTAGTCAGGCGGTGGCGGTGGCGCGGCTTGTTTCTTTCCCATGTACCTTCTCCAACCATTTACATTGATCACGTCGCATAGTCAAGATATGCAACGCACCACCAGGATGAGCATCAGGAATCGATGCAATTAACTTGAAACCAAGACGAAGATCAAGATCGAGGGCAAGCTTGTTATCATTAGATACGACTCCAATGATGACATTACAATTAAGCTGATCGAAAGGATAAGCAAAAGCCACTCGTATAAACTCACGGGTGAGCCAGCCATTTTGGCCCGCCATGTGCATTTCACACGACTTACCAGTCCAGTTGTCATAGCCAACTATACCGATAAGTTTGCCTTCGTTATCTAGTCGGCCAATGCACCTCATATGGGGGGTGCACACTAGGCCTATCTGTCTGCAAAGTTCGGCGACTAGATACTCCTGGTTATCGAATTGAACATACATTACTGTCCCGGACTGTCATTCGATTGCCCGTAAAACTGTTGCTGTGCCTGGTACATCCGGTTCTGATTAGCTTCTTCGTCCATCTGGCGTTGTCGTGCCTGCTGAGTCCGAAGCGCATCTGCTTGAGCTGCAGCCTGGGCCTTAGCTTGTTCAGCAGCAGCTACATTGGCCTTCTGAGTATTCACTTGGCCCCGTCGGTTTTGCATTGCCGCTTGCATACGTTGCTGTTGCCAGCCCTGGGTCCCACCGGCACCATTGAACTGCGGCATTTGCTGGCCCCCTTTACCAGGACCAGGAGGACGCGGCATTGCTTGCATCGATTTACCACTGGCTCCTGGCGGGGGTCCACCGCCGGGTGGTTGCCCAGCACCTATAGGTCCACCTACGCCTGGAGGCGGCATAGCTTGGTTCTTACCGCCTCCCTGTGCAGGACCAGCACCACCTTGAGGTGGCGGCATCATGCCTTTAACCTTGCCAAGCATGTTTTGAAGATTTTGCTGTTGTTGTGGTGTCGGCGCCGCAGCTGCACCATCAGGCATCGGGCCCGTAGGAGCTGCCTGCATCGTAGGACCACCTGTAGGCATAGGCATTTGTTGTCCGCCTTTACCACCACCACCACTACCACCAGCTGATTTCATAACGGACCCCCTGATCGCATAGTATAATCTGTACTAACCCATGTGGACTCAGAGTCCGTAGATAGGGCTAGGGCTAATGACGCAGCTGTGCCCATGCCTTCTGCTGATCGCCAATCTCGTTGAACATTTAGACCCCCGGACCAAAGACTTACATGCCAGAGACCTTCGTCCCAGTGAGCAAATGGCGTGGGGATGACTGATCCATCCGCTTGCGGGGGCTGTCTCTGGTTATAGTCGTATAGGACCGATGAATTGAACATGATCCGGCGCGTACCGAGAAAGTTAGGGCGGTACAAACCAATTTGTTTCTGTGATGCAGGTTTCTGAAATGTTGAATACGCTTGCTGTACTGATGACAAGATATTCGTACCACCAGTACCATCTAGTGCAATACCGTCTTTGTCGTGGATCCAAGATCTTTGTACATTTCCATCTGGATCGCCAAAGAATGGGTTATCATCTGCTCGCAACCAGCATCGAGCATCCATTCCGCTAAACGTACACCAAGCCGTGGTAATATGATTAGCCACCAATTGGCCATTTCCACCAGCGTAAACGGTTGGTACATTGATATACAGGAAGTTTAGAGCAGGAAAGAACTCTATCTCCCAGCCTTCGAAGTCTTTGAGAGTGTTGAGGAGGTCGCTTAGCAGGAAGGCAATCTTCTTACTGTAGGTGTTATTTGCATTGACATTGACCTGAGTCGATGTCACTACAGTTGCCATGGAAACAACCCCTGTAAGGGTAAGTATGTAGAGGTCCCCGGCAACATTCGTAACAAATCTCCTGCCCCTTGGTGGAGCTCCAACAAAAAATACCCCGATAATCCTCCAGGTGCTAGTGTTAGAAGGATCAAGACCAGCATAGACAGCAGCTTCTCCATTAGAAGAGATAGCAACCAGGTAATCGTCCGACCCACCGCCGGCATCAACTGTCCACGTAGCCAGTGCCGCAAGATAGCCGCCGCGTTTGAACCATGGTCCAAAGTTAAACGACGCTGCGATCCCATAGTAACTGTCAGGGGGCAGATACCAACCCTTGGTCGAATTAGTCTCTACACCCCAGACCCGTCGTTGATGGACAGTCGCCTGTATAATAGAAGCAGGATTGACATTCTTCCACGTATCTGTAACAACGCCGTCGCCTAGGGTCAACCGTGCTACGCCACTAGCTTTATAGACAATCGGGTTATCGGCCCCATTAAACATGAGAGTGAACGTACCAGCAGCATTGGCATAACCAATGTGCTGCCAGAAGGCATTACCGAGTCCAGTTACGAGCGCGGCACCCACCGGTCCTGGTGTAGTGACGTCGTACATGTTGGCTCCAGCAAAGCCAAATATCTTACGTGCGCCCGCAAATGAGACCCAGGTAGTTAGGGATTCCACGGGCCCGCCGAGCCCCGATGCATGGAGCTGATACCCCTTACGAACTGTACACCCAAAGGGTTGTGGTACCACATTAGCAAGTCGTAGGGCATCAGTTGGCGGCATAGCAGCCAAATTGTCATAGGCATTCAGTCCCCCGATCGGAGAGGGGACAGTCGAGATATTAGCGACCATCTGCCCCATTAGGTACTCCAAGACCCGTCTGGAATAGACCAGGGGCCAATGAATACAGGTGAAGCGTATGGCGTTAGGCTCAATACGGGCGCGCCTTTGCTCTTTCCAGACATAGATTGGAAGACACGCATGAAGTCAGCTTGGGGTGCAGTGGTATCGAACCCTTTTAGTTCATAGAATTTGAGCTTCAGAAACTTAATGATGAGCCATGGATGGTACAAAATGGCATCACCATCTGCTGTGATTAGCTCATCATAGGTAATCGGAACTGTGGCTTTTTGAACCCAATTCTTAGTTACATACTCCATCGACATGGTAAACGGCGTAACACCAGGCGTTGGAACTAACCAAAACTTACCTTGGTAAACACGGTAACGCATGCGTGGCAGTGCTGCAACTTGGCCACTCTTAAGCCAGGCCCATTCTTGCGGAGACTTCGGTCCAAGAAGGGGCCAGTGATTTGTTTGATCCCACTGAGTTTGATCAGTGAAGTAAAGCCAATCTGTAGGCAATGGGTAATCAGCCTGTCCATTTACGGTAGGCCAAGTCCATTGATGGATGAACTGCTCCCATGTATAGTATGTGAGCAGTTCATTTCCTGACGCATTCAGGAGCGCAGTCAACTGGTTTACCTGAACATCAGACGAGGCAACAATAGTTTCAGGCCGTGGAAGACCTAATTCCCCAGCTACCTGCTGAATGATGCCCAGAGCAGACCAGTATTGCATGGCAGTTCCTTACATTGATGCAGTGTCTGTAGACTGGCTGCTATCCTTCGACTCTGATGGAGTCGGAACAAGCGTACCTTCAGCCGGTACAAAGATGACGATCCAACCGGTTTGCTCGGACCAAGCAGTTCTCATCTCGAACTTCTTTTCCCGATCGCCACCACCGCCACCTCCTGGACCTTCCGGAAACTGACCTGTGCCAGGATTCCAACCAGAGATTGGAAGCGTCGGACGCGGATCACCGGGACCCCAAGTACCATCGGGGAGTTGTCCACCAGTCGGAGGTTGCGGCATCGGACCACCTTGCCCTGGCGGACGAGTGCCCGGCGGGTAGAAGATCGGATGCTGCGGGAAGTTACCGTAGATCGGATGACTCGGGTACGGGGGCTGACCACCAGTCGGTGGCTGCGGGAAATTACCACTACCCGGGTTCCAACCAGCGATCGGCAACGTGGGTCGCGGATCACCTGGTCCCCAAATACCAAGAGGCGGCTGTCCACCGCCTCCACCACCTCCACCTCCAGGTGGCGCTTCCCCGAGTGGGGTAATCAAAGCAAAGAATGAATTCATAACTAACTTCCTCCAAAGTTACCTAGAACCGTCTAGGCACGTTTGACCGACTCCGGTCAATTCTCAATTGGCGTAGCTGCTTTTGCAGCCATTGTCATAAGTTGTGCAACTTGTTGTTTTAGCACGGCGATTTCTACGTCGCGCTCTTCCAACTGAGCCTGCATCTGTGTGAAGGGGGCCGCTGCTGATGCGGCGTCGAGGAATGCTTTAGCCTTCTGTCGAAAGCCATGCATCCCCATCATTTTACTGGCGAGCTGATCGCTCATACCAGCCAGCTGCTCAAGGGTCATACAGTTTACCCCCTTAAGCTCGGCAATCACGCCTACGGTCAGCCATGGCACTTGCTCAAGCGGTGTACCTTCCATGACCTGTTCAAGCTGTCGCTGAAATCGGTCCCAGTGCTTAGGAAATCGGCGCTGGTAATTCTCGGTTGCTTTGGTAACCATTGCATCACGAGAACCTGGAGTGATGACCTTGATCAAAGGTACTTCACGGAAGATTGGTCGACCTTCCTGAGCAGATCTGTGCTTGTCCTCAATAGCTTTCATGAAGAACTCTACGTACAACAACTTATCGTCGTCGTTCAAGTGTTCCTCTTCAAAGTTTGGACCGTCATACTGTGGCGTAGGCATGGTGGTGCTCCTGGTAGTTGTCAGTTGATCCAGCGATAACCGGTCGCTGGTAGGGTGGTTTCGAACATTTAAACTCCTAAGGTGTTACGCGGGTTGTTGCTGCTAAGACACTAGCAGAAGTGAATGGGAGTCCACACCACCAAAATGCTGCGGGTCCATTGCTAATGCGGGCACTGCCGTTTCTACCAACGATAGGCCCATTACCATCTGGATTCAAAGCTTGCTGCTGACAGATATTGCTAGAATTAAAACCGAAACCTCCTAGGAAGTTATTCGGAGTTAATGCAGTAAGGCATAGCAAACCGTTTTTAACTGGGGTCCCGCCGTTGAACTGGGCGGGGTCAACAGCCTCGGTCGTACACCGGATACGCCCGAGGCTGTCAAAAGTCAACAGATTACTGTTGATCATGGTTTACGCCACTGCGGCGCTCGCAGTTGAGGAGAGACCAAAGACCGAATCAGCTGCCACAAGTGCTTGACCTGAGCGATTAACCCAGCCGGTTTCAACAACAGCGCCATTGGCCACAGCGCCAACAGCAGTAACAGTCTTGAGACGGAAGCCGGTAAAGGCTGGACCAGCACCAGCGTCACGTGAACCACCAGCAGTGGCAAGGCCACCATTACCACCAGCGCCAACACCAAAACCAGCGGTATAGGGCACAGGTGGTGCCAGGCCGTCGACATTCTTGGTGCATTTGCCACCTCCAATATACATGTATATGGAGTTAATCGCCGGTGTCGCTGGATCGGGAGTGCTAACCCCAACCGTGTAGTCATCGTCAAAGTTATTACCAGCACCATTGGCGATCTGAGCAGCATTCAGGACTGGCGGCGAACCAAATCCAATGCCGGTACTCAATGCACCGCACGAGCAGTTCAAGTTGGCAACGGCCCCAGTCGATGCGGGGAAATACGCGGTAGCGGCCGCAAAGTCCTTGTCATTATCAAAGGGCGAACCCTTCGGCCCTGACAAGAGGTCAAAGAGGACCGTAGCGCCCTTACTCGGGTTAGCTTGGTTCTCAGCAGGCGTAGCACCAGGAAATCCAGCAGGCATATCGTTCTCCTTAAAAAGAAGGTGGGGGCCGCAATAGTAGGGGTATCTCGGGAGGAGGTGAGATAGCAGGTCCCCGTGGATCCACGCGGCCCCCAAGGCTTACTCGTTCATCACTCCTTGGAACTGGGCACCCGACATAGTCAGGTTACCAGCCCAAGCCAGGATCTGCACTGCAGCGTCCTGGTTCACCGAGTATCTCTGACCCGGCGACAGGGGGACCATATTGCGGTCACGGTGCGGACGGTAGTGGATGTACTTGGTGTTGAGGAAGTACGCAACGCTCGCGGGCATGTAACCACCGATACCGCCATCTAGGACCACATCGGCGTCCATGAATTTGATCGTCACAAATCCGAGCTTTGCTGTATCCGAGTCGCTGAAGCGTTGGATATTCTGCAGGGACGCCATGTAGAAGCCCCAGTAGTTGTTATCCACCACAATCAGGTCAGGCCTATCGTTGCCACGAACCAACTTTGCCCAGAGCCGATTGAAATAGCTCTGGATGTTGGCTGCTGTGGTAGCACCAGGACCGTCTGTCGAGGCATCAAAGACCTGATTGCGCCAGAAGGCCCAAGTCAGACGATCGATACCACCAACAGTACCTGTACCAGGCGCTTGTGACACCTGTTTCAGGAGACCGTCAATCTGCTTACCACCAGCGCTCAAACCGTCACTGTAGATCCCTTGGGCGATCATGTTGGCCATCGAGCTCTCACCCACATTGACGCGGGCTTCAAGCAAGTCGATGATCCGTTCCTTACCACTGTTTTGCAGCTGGTCAAGGCCGGAGATAGTGACAGGGCAAGCGGCTTGCTTGATGTCGTACTGGGCAGCACTGATCACGTCTTGCGCCGCAATCGGGAGCAAGTCGTAACCAGAGTACCAGCCGGCATTACCGTTCGCCTGGAAGCTCAGCTCTTGCAGGATGACGTTGCCGCCACCGAAGGGCTTGATGTTGCCTTTTTGCTTAAGGCGCATCAGGAGCGCATTGTTCTTGGTCACATTGTCCGCGATCTGCCCCGTACGGGACTGGATCGTGGTAGCGATGATGTCGCTAATTGCAGCATTGGCAAAAGCCATACATTTCTCCTAAGTAGTTGGGGGTACCGGTACACGAGGCACTACCTCGTCACCAGTGGATCTCGTGCGTGGTTGTCCTGGATCATTCCGGGCGACACGAAGAGTGGGTACAGCTAGGTTAACGCGTTCGGGTGGTGTAAACCCGAGTAGGCGCTTAATGAGTCGCATCATTATCGACCCTCCACTTGGCTGAACGCTGCTTCAATAGTATCCCGAAGTGTCATGTCTGCCTGACTACCCCCACGTACGGGTGAGCCACCCGGTGCGCCACTAACTGAGGCTGTGGCATTCAACGCTTTCTGGGCTCGGGCATTTTGGGCCTGAGCTTGCGACAAACGTTGACCAGCCTGTTGTTGCGCGACCGCTTGTGCGCCCCACTCAGGGTTCATCGCTACCGCACGCTGGTACGCTTGCTCCGGCGTGAGATATACTTGGCGCTTAGCATTCATCTCAATGACGTCTGCCATATCCGCTCGCACCTGTTCAAAATGCGGATACTTTGCTTGATCTTGGGCCATTGAATCTATCGTGGCAAGTGCATCCTGCTGGATTTGAGTATCTTGCTGCCGTGCAATCTGTTGTTGTTGCGCCAAAAAAGACTGGAGAGGACTAAGCTTCTCGGCCAGCATGGTCTCGAGTTGAGACTTGACTGGATCGACGGGGGCCTGTCCGGCCAATGCATTATCTAGTTCACGGATGTCAACCCCGTACTCCTTGATCAACTGCGCCATGAACTTGGCACGTTGAGTGGAAGGAGCTGTGACCAGGATATGATCCGCTTTCAGAAGTTCATGCACTGCCTGTAATGGCGTAAAACCTACAGATTGGATGCGAGCCTCAAATGGCCTGATGAGTTCACCAAACTGTTTGACCTGTTCCCTCATTACATTAGTTTCACCAAAGACCTTAGTAACTTCTCTCTCGCGTCGTGTAACTTCAGCTTTGACTTCAGGAGGCAAGGTTTCCCATGCCTTTTGAGCAGCAGGCTTCCAAGCCTTAGGAACTGGCTCAACTACAGGGGCCTGTATCCCTGGCGGAGCAACAGGCGTTTTAGTACCCTGCTGCGCTTGTGCTTCAACATTCTGTTCGGGACTTTTGGGATCTTCAGGTGCTGCCTCTGTTGGAGGAGGAGCAGGGTCAATTTCCTTGGCCTGAATGTCAATGACATTGGTTTCCTCCTGCTCTACAGCAGCTTCAATGGTATCCCGTAGGCTCACTTCAGTATCAGGCATCGCTGTATCCTCTAGAATTGATTACATCTACAATGGTCTGTCTTATCGCCTTGCTATCAGGAAGGGATGCTTGGATGCCCATAGGCAAGCCCTTAAGCTCAGCCGTCGGAACAACATTGTGGCGAGCACAGTGATCACGGACGCCCGCTCGCCCACGCACCACCGTGCGGTCGATCGGAGATATGAAGTCGGGGGAATCAGGCACGATAAACGGTCCCTGTACTCCACTTCCTCTTCCGGGCTCAGTACCCTTCTCATAGGCTACCCCATCAATGTAGACCCAGCTGCGTCTCATTTGTTCGGCCTCTGCGCTGCTTCTTTCTTACGCTGTGCGTTGTTAAATTTCGCCTCGTCTTCCATCTGCGACTGTCGCTGGCTATGTTCCTGGGCTGAACTTGCCAGTTTCAGTTGATGTTGTTGCGCCTGGGCCTGCATGTTCATTCGACTTTGCATAAGCGAGGTACGCTGTTCAAGCGCTGCCTCTGCTCGTGCCATATCGAACTCTTCACGTGCTTTTCGTTCCTCGAGCTCGAGTTCTTTGATCTTGAACTCCAGCTCCATTTGTTTCATCTGGATTTCCATCTGGTTCATGCGTTCCTGCATCTGCATTTCCATCTGGGCGCGCTGTTGCTCTATCTGGAGCTCCTGTTGCTTGCCTTGGATGTCAATTTGACCCTTTTGCTGAGCCAATTGCATCTGACCTTGCATCTTCTGTTGCTCGGCCTTTGCCTTAATCTCTTCTGGCGACGGCCCCTTTGGTTGCTCAGGCTGTTTAATGAGCTGGTCCAAGGTCTTATCGAGCATTCCCTCGATTTCTCTGGCTCCTTTAAACCCCGACACTGCCCACTTGAGCATACCGACCAGTAGGGGGGCCGACTGTGGCATGCCCTGGATCATGGTCCCTGCTTTCTCGAGATAACCAGACACTGAAGTAAGCAGATCGACCCGATCTTGCTTCTCCATTGCATAGTCTGTCTGCGCCAGTTGGTCCGCAGTGACTACAATTCGCCACTCGAATCCTTCTTCTGACTGCAAAAGCTCGACAGCTTCACTAGCAAGAGCAGCATCATCAGTTCGAAGAATGTTGGACTTACGGATGAGGATTTCGGGATCATAGTGCTTGACCATGATTTCGGCTTTGATCCGAAGTAACTCTGCCGCAAAGCGTGCAATCTCATCTTGGACGTCCTTGATCCGAACTGACGCAAATTTAGCCTTGATCTCTTGGGCACCGAGTGTCTCCGATGCTTTAGTGGCACCCCGGACGATGTCCGCAATGCCAGTTAGTTCATAGATCTGCGCTTTGATACTTTCTCGGTTCTCGTAGAGTCGTTGAAGCGCAATGACGACCTGCTCGAGAGGTAGCCAGTCCACCTGGCCCTTAACCCCGCCCTTTTCTGCAAACATGGCCCAGTTATCCACTGGAACAAGCGTATTGTCGACGCCCTCGAGTAACATGCGTTGCACGCCTTCGGCTGCCCGATCATAGACACCGACAACTTTGCAGGCAGAGACGAGGAGCGAGATTCGGTTATTAACATTATCCAGCTCCGAGTACTGGTCCTGGACCATGTAGAAATCAGGGCGCGGAACTGTATTCGAGGTCGAAATGTTCGCCAGGAGCGGTTTCGGGCACGGTTCAAACCCGATGAGGTTCAGGAAATCATCCTTCTCATCGAGGATCTTGTCATAGTCCTTACAAAGCCAAACTACTTTGCGATGAATGCGATCCCAAATCTCATAAACTCTTGCTTGTTTGATCGCTTGATTCGTCGGAACCAAACCACCAGGATAGGTGTTAAGATTCAGGTTCATTGGACGATGATTCAGCGGAACAGCTTTTCCCTTTTCTGCTCCGAACCTCTTGATCAGCTGGGCCTGATCCATATACACGACTCTACCTACCCAACGACGCTCTTCCCAGACCCGGCACGGACTCCAAATGAAATCCTCCCAATATACATAGTCAAGTGCGACTCTTTGGTCAGTAATGCGCTTGAACTTCATGATCACCGGTGCGGGAGGCTGCATCGGTGGTTGTTGAGGGGGTGGCATACCTGGCTGCGGAGGGCCAGACGCTCCGGGTGCTCCAGGTCCCGGAGGTGGCATGCCCTCTGGTGGCGGTCCTCCTGGGCCACCCATGGGAGGTCCACCAGCAGGTGCTATCGAAACTGGCGGCATGGGTTGCGGTGGAGGCTGATGAACTTGTTGTTCGTCTGGCGCAGGGCCTGTTTTAAACCCTGAGTTCTCCGGTAGATTGTGATGGTCAACGTCCTCCCCTACGGACGGCGAACCTTCCAAAATCAGCTCGTCTTCCTCCGTATCGGTCTCAAGACGGCACCACGCCTGTCCAAGACCAGGTACGAGACGATCAGTTGATACATGCCTGAGGACAGCATCAAACAGATCACGGGGGTCATCGCCATCTGGCATGATGGCTCGTTGAAGTATGGACGATGCAACTCGACCTAAATCGTCTTTGTAGTCAGTGAACTTCCTCTTGACCTCTGGCTTTGGAATCTGCGAGTACAACGCTGCCCGCATGATCTTCGTGTTGGCGTAGAAGAGGTTGAACCACTTCTGTCCAGAATCCATGGCATCGCGTTCATCTACGAACCGGCGCACAACTTTCCTAGCCCGCTCGTGAAACTTCTTGGTTTCTTGTTCGGCGTAGGCAATTTCAGTCTTCCAGAGCTCAATTGAAGTGAGCTTTTCTGGATCGACAATTGTGGGGCTACCACTAGATGGGCTATCGGAGATCATGCGATGCGCCTATTCCCAAGTGTCTTTGAACGGTCATTATGCAGAGCTTCAAGGGTAAACAAGTGGTTCATCCCATCGTTAATGGGGACCACATTGCTTTCTTTCTTCGCAATTGCTTTCGCAAACTTGGGATGTGCTACGACGCACATATACCCGAAGGCGTCTGCATAGTCCGAGCACCAGTCGTGCAGGGGTACGTCCGAGAAGATCAGGTTCTTGTCATCCCAGACCCGACGGTAGCCCTTCAGTGCCTCGAGGAGGTCTTCTGTAGCGAGTTTGTCAAAGGCGACAAGGGGGAATATCTTTCTCGCCGAAGCAAGACGGTCCCGCACTTTGTGATTTGGAACCAACTTGGGACGAATGTTCTGGTCAAGGAACTGTTCGACCAGCGACCGACCCGTTTGTAAATTCCGCGCTCGCGCATCGTGTGGGAGCCACACATCACCCAGCTCACCAACGAACGAGTGAAGCTTGTCAATGTGGTAGAAGATGTCCTTCCCTTGCGTCGCCTCAACGTGGACAATCCGGACAGGAAAATCACCTTTTGTACTGGGTGCCTCTTGCCAGAAGATGGCAACAGTCGCATCTGTGAAGCCGAGGTCGAAGACGACGTTAGTCGGGAGGTTCTCATCATAGATGTTATCCTTGATCCGACCTTGCAAGAAGACGTCGTTGAGTTCATTGGCGTAGATAGCACCCTTGAGAGCACTGTCAAACGAGCACAGGTACTCCTGGGCGAACTCTTCCGAATCCATGTCTTTTTGGAGCTCACTGAGCTCGCCGGGGGCCATGATCCCCGATGTGTTTGCCCTTAACTCGAGATAGTACCAGTCAGGGTTTACTTTTGCTTCTTTGCAGACATCGTAGAAGATATTCTTTCCACGAGGAGTGGATGCGAAAACAAACCAACCGTGCCGATCCGATAATGTAGGCCGAATAACTTGCGGGAAGACGGATGGCCTGAATAGGGCATATTCGTCGCCCACCCCACCATCGAGGTACATGCCGCGGAGTGTATCAGCATTATCCGCACCGAGTACGTAGATGGTCCGGTCGCCATGGAGTGTAATCTTTAGTTCAGCTTCTTGAGGGGGCCGACTCATGTATGGTTCGGCATAATCCTTCAAGTACGTCCATGCGACGCGCTTTGCTTGGGCATAGGTAGGCCCGATATAAGCCAGCTGGGGCTTATAGTTCTCGCACTCTAGGGCACCGAAGATGAGGTCATTTACTAGACCAACGGTTTTCCCCGCTCGGCGGTGGGTGTTGAGGGCACCCCACCGTTGCTGGCGATTATGAAATGAGACGAACTGTTGTCGTGGTGTGTACTTTAAGGCCAGCGCGGCCTCACTACGTTACCTTACCCAGCATTGTCTTATTTAAGCAGTCCCCACTGCTGTCGTAGATAGTCTGGTAGCAACTTGTTAGAAAAACCAAGCTGATTCAGACTTTGTGTACCTTGTAAAAGTCCATATGAAAACATCGGATCTGGTTCGTCATATATCCCGGCAAGTTCATCGTGATGAGGATTCATGGCTTTACGAGTCTCGTCACTGTACCCAAACCTTGTCTGGGCAGCCTGTGCAAATTTCTCACCTGGTGCATTCTGATACGGAATATGCTTAGGCACTTCCTTGTATCGAAGCAACGCTAGAAGGTGAGACATTCCATCTGGGCCTAGCTTCTTTTGAAACTCTGGATCCTTAGCCACTTCCTCAATTTGTTCGTAAACCGCCTTAGGATGTTGATAAAACGCCTGATTTGATCCACCCGGCAGGTCATAATCATTCTGCAGTCGATGGGTCAACTCATGTAAATTCGTGCCAACTACCCCACCACCTGGATTCGGAGAATCTATGAACCGTGGCAAGTTTATCTCAATATCGTCCGTATCTGGGCTATACGAACCCCTATGAGAATCATCAGCTTTATCTACTACCTTCACCGTCCCTTCTTTGAGGTGGGGGAATCTTTCGAAGAGTTCGGGGTGATCAAGCAGCTCACCTTGAGTATACATACCAGGCTTCGGCATTTGCATACCGACGATCCTCTGCATGGCACCTGCATACTGAAGGGGACTGTAATTCTCGCGGACATATCTACTTTTGTCGACCTGCGACATCATCGGTATGTCTTTTTTGAACCGTGCATCCTTATCGTTTATCTCCTCGAGGAACTTAACGACGTGGGGGTCATCCCTTGGCCGCGGGGGTGCCAACACGAGCTGATGCTCGTTCCAAATCATGTCTGGCGTGGCTCCTGACTGCAGCTGCTTGAGTATTTTTTCCTGTTTTTGGGGCTGACTGGCTAATTTCATCGCCGGAACAAACATCGCTCCGACTGCTTTTCCAGCCGGGGCTAACGCACTGCTCAATGCTAGTGCTTTCTTGGCTGGGGACAGCGGATTTGCGTACTCCCCTACAGATTCATAAGCGCCGAACCCTTTATTACCTGTCTCAGGCAACATCTCCCCCATCCTTTCAGATGTGGGGAGAACATTTGCCCCTCCGTTACCACGTAGCTTTCTTACAATAGCCTCCAGGTCTCCTGGGGTGCCCAGAGTCGCCTTCACGCCACCCCGAAGAGTGGATGCACCCATATCTATAAGGCCACGCAAGCCCTCTACGAGACTGGCTTCTCTGCGTGTACCAGGAGCAGCTGGCATTACTTATCAGGGCCTTTAACCTGAACGTCAATTATCTCCTCATCCCCTTGCCGCTTATACGCAAGCCGCGTGGAGGTGAGCCAAGGAACGTCGATAATCACCCCGCCCTGTTGTTTCACGTCATTTGCCGGGGGCAACAACTTACTGATCGCTTGCACAAACACTCGAGCATTCTGGTCGCTCTTCTGTGCGAAGTCCACTAACCACACACTTCCTCCGAGAGCATCAAACGCCTCGCGAAACAGCTCTCGCAACTGCCGGTTAACTTGCTGTGGTGTCGCCTCGGCAGCAAGGCTATTCACGGGGGCGTGAAACCTCGGGGGTCCTGGCGGAATCAAGCTAGGTAACTTGTCCATTTTGAAGTTCCAAATGCGCCTGCGTAAATTATAACGCGCTATCACCAGCCAGTGTTAATCCAATTTAACGGCCAAGATGTAAAATGTGCGACAAATCGTTACGGAGTACAAATTTTGAAAAATAATTTTGAGGGGGTGATACTCCGGTGTGTAGGAAAATTATAACACGTTATAACAGACCGAAATCGATCGGATTGTGTCAGACAGCCGGAGCCGAAAAAACGCGACCACGGCTGTTTATGCACGACGTGGCTATCTTATGGCTCGACTCGGAGGCCGAAATCGACGGCCAGAGTACTTGGATCGATATACGCAGTATATACTAGGAGACGGATTTTGCAAAATTCTATGCGCTGGGCCGGCCGCCCGAGGCCGTCAGGGCCCCACCGCCCTCTCAAATTGTAACGGGTTGTATCAAATGTAACAGTTAAGAAATACTAGTACTTTACCTAGTACGTAACTAAATGTAATGATATATAATATCTTTACTGTGAAAATTAAATGAAAGGAAAGAAATGCAATAGATGTAACACATGCAACAGATGTAACAGTTCACAACACATGTAACTTTGAAAGTTCAAAATGAACATTGGTCAACTCATTACTTACTTGATTCTCAACAGTGACAAAAGCAACAAAGAGATTCTTGCAATTGTACACAGTCAGTTTGAATGCAACACAACTATGGCATGTGTTGCTTGGTACAAGACAAAGTTGAGGAAGGAAGGCAAGATTGATGCTAAGAGAAGTCAGAAGCACAATGCTGCTTTGACTCAAGATGAACTTGATGAACTCTGCAAGTAATTGAGAATGAGGGGCTGAAAGGCCCCTCCCTTCAAACTCGCAATCCTGGAGAAACTTTCATGCCTGACCTCAGCAACTTCGGCCAATACGGTACGCTCGTAGCCAGCGTCCCTTACGGCCAGCACATCGGCCTGACCTGCAAGAACCACCTACATCTGCGATGGTCCACCAAGAACATTGCACCAATCGGTGCCCGGAACATCTTCTACTCGTCCTGGCCCGAACCGGAATGTGACTGTTCTTGCGGGGACCTGATTGTCCTGAAGGACGAAGATGAGGATGACGGAGCGCCGGAAGATCTGAGCGAGACGGACGCTCCGAGGTAGACCAGGGACCAGGCGGAAGCCTGGTCTTTTTTTGAACGTTGTGGTTGGGCAGACGGGCGGGGCAGTGTGGCCTACTGGAAATCCAACCTGTCCTCCAAATTGTAACAGTTTGTAAATTGTGTTTTCCAAGTGGCTCTATTGCGTTATAATTGTTTTAGAGACAGGGAATTAGCCCTGCGCTCTACTTGGTCCACACTAGGAGTTGATTGATCATGAGTAAGAAGCATGTTACAGAGAACAAAGAGCAGAACACGACGAACCAGGAAAGCGTGCCGCCCTCAGAAGGGGGTGACAACCAGCCGGTGGGAAGCGCAATGCTCGAGATGCTCGGTGCTCCGGCTGAACTCGTCGAGGCTGCCAAGGTTGCAGAGAGCGAGGCACAGACTAGCACTGAACTGGTAAAGATCGAACTGCCGGCGCCAGTTGAACAAGTCAAATTGCCGTTTGGCATCGGACAGCTCGCGCGGCACTTGATCTTGAAGACGGACAAGAGCAACGCAGAGATCCTGGCTGTGATCCACAAAGTGTTTCCGGCGGGGAACACAACGCCGGCGTGCATTGCGTGGTACAAGACGGATCTGCGCAAGAAGGGGTTGCTTGCTGCCTCGGAAAAGCGCGGAAGTGCGAAGACGGTCGCTCTGACGGAAGAGCAGTTGCAAGAACTGCTCAAATAAGAGCGAAAAACGACAAAAAATGATAGAGGCTGCCAAGTGCAGCCTCTTTTTTACTGCGTGCGCCTATGTGTCGTGCGTCAGCACAAAACACGGCCGACAGTTTTATATATACGCATCCTATATATATGTCATAGGATGCGTATATATTTTCGATACGTTGTGCTACACACACACACACACACACATAGATAATATAACTAATCCCAGGCCGGTTTACAGGTCCCCCATAGCGCATCGCACCAAGCGCATAACCCTCCCAGGGAAGATGTAACAAAGTGTAAAAGAGATTTACGCAGGAGCTCTTGAAGATTTATAATATTATTTTGTACGCAGTTGTCCACAGAATATCAACCCTCTCATGGCAACATACACCCCCTCAAAACCGCTTTCTTCCATGTCTAAGTTAGAAATGGAGGAAAAGATCAAATCTTATAGGTTCGTTTTGTTTAAATTACACAAGGAAATGGAGGAAAAAGACTCAGAAATAGCACGATTGACATATCTTCTTGACAAAGCCCAGAAACAAAATGGAAAGCAGAAATAATGTTAAAGTTAGTGCATGGCAACCGATGGCAGTCCAAGGTCCCCGAGGCCTGCCAGTTGTGTGAAAACGAGATCAAAACTACTTTTATTGATGGTTGTACTTACAGCGGTCAGTGGGGGTATATGTGTGCCAGGTGCCACGCAATCCAGGGCGTGGGATTCGGTACGGGTCGAGGCCAGCAGTACAAGCTGGATAAGACAGACAACAAGTTCTACAAGGTGAAAGGCTAGCATGAATCGGCATCATCTGATGGTGGTGCTGACAATACTCCTTGTGATAATCATGGGGAGTGTCAGTATGTTCGTGCAGCCAAGCGCACGATGCCACACTGATAGTGAATGTATGTGCACGACAGACTGTCTAGATTCGGCGGAGGAATAATGCTCGCAAAGATCAAGACGAAAGTGGTCAACCCCGTACATAGAAGCCACGACAAGCCCTTCGTCGCATGCTGCTTCTGTGGATCCTTTTATACCAAGCTCGGCATCTCCCGACATTGGGATAAATGCCCGGCACGTCCTCAATCAGCCATCAAAATGGAGGTAAAGTGATGGAAATGGGCACGCGGTACATGCAGCAAACGTTGACCAGGTTACGCCTCGCGTTAGCGGCCCTGGACGTAGCGATTATGATGACTCCGACAGGTGAAGTCAGGAACAAAATGACAGAGATCAACATCCAGATGATGATGTTAGAAGAGGAAATCAAGAAAGGACTGAAGTGAAGCAGCCGTACGAGATAACGAAGATAAGCCCCTTCAGCAAGAAGGCTCAAACTCAAAAGATCGAGTTCGACATGGCGGACTACGATGCATGGCAGAAAGGAAAGCTGATCCAGAATGCTATGCCTTATCTGACCCCCTCAGAAAGAGAATTCCTGATGACAGGGATCACAGCGGAGGAATGGGATAACGTGTTTAAAGGAGGTAGTTGAATCATCTAGAACACATCGTAAGAAAAGCAATTGAAGAAGGCAGGGATCCATATCGTGCATGGGCAGACTATCGGGGAATCACTCGATTGCAGGCTAAGCACGATGTAGAACTGCTGATGACCAACTCTAAGTTTGTCGCTACCATCAGACCACCCCTCAAGGAGCGTAAACAGTAACATTGCTGACCCACCAGTCAGCAATCTACTGCCTATTTTCCAGGCAGGGCAACGGGAGTTCAAAGTGCGACGTAGCAGGTACGAAGGAAGCAGACCTTTTCAAACAACATATGCTGGCGCCTTTAATGGGTACAGCAAGACCAGGGAGGGGGCGATTATGGCAGCCATGAGGCACGTCGTGAAAGACGGGTACAATCGGGCGACAATCACGGATCGGGTCCGGGATGTGGATGTTGCCTGGGTGACAGTGAACAAAGATAGAACATCGGCAACGGTCCAGGTCGCAAAAGCTCTGAAGGTGATCGAATGAGCACGGTCACTAACAAAGAGCTGGTCGATGAGATTATCGCAGGTAATGGCTATTACTTCGATGATCCTCGGGTCTTGTTGATCACGGAGTACACGAACATGGAAGGGGTACGTGAGTGCTGGGGTCTGGATTACAGACTCCCCACCGAGTACTATCCCACCGTGTTCGTCAATGACCCCGTAGTGATCTGGAGAGCCAAATGAAAATCAAGCGGATCAAGCTGATAAACATTGGTGGTCGAGTCTACTTCCCAACTGGTGGACCTGACGGGGATACAGACCCGGAGATGCTGATGCATGTCTATGCTGCGGGGGACTGTGACACCTGCAGGTGGCCGTGGAAAGACCCGGAAAAGGAAAAGAAGATCCTGGCCTGTGCTCTGTATGATGAGCGCGAGACGAATAGCACTTGGCCTACGTTTGAAGAGGTCGAGATTCTCCTGCCGGATGGCACCCCCTTCAAAGAGTGGGAGTATCTGGTACCATGAAAGATCTTGTTCAGATGGATCTCTTGATAAGGTATTTGAGTTCAATCAAATCTCCTTTGGGCATAATCCTGGTGGGGATCCCAGGATCTGGAAAAACAACTTTGGCGCGAGCGATTAGCCCCTACATTGAGCCTGTTGTCATTTGTAGTACAGATGACTTTGATCCTAGGGTCAAGTTAACAGCTAAGAAAGGTCGAGGTCTGATG